TGTAAATTAAAGCACAACGAGCAGTCAAAGCTGCCGTCCAAACTACGTTGGCCCAGTTGACGTAGGCGGTGTAACCGTCCGTATTGATAGCTACCCCGGTAAGTATCTTTCCACCAGCCGTGTAACCTGTAGCTGATACCTGTCCAACCGTAGAAACCGAGTAGGCGGTAGTTGCTGCATTCAAGTCAGCCGCAGCTGTATACAGAGCAATGTAGATATTGTCCGTAGACAAGTCATGAATGCCCTGATACAACTCCTTTTTGAAGCTAGTGGTTTGGGTTTGGACTATGCTCATGTGACCGCCTGTCTAAATTGACCGCTACGGTACGCGTCTTGACGCTCCAGACCATCGCCCAGACGTTTGGCAAGTGCAAGGGCTTCCATGTACTTTTGGTTGTACAGCGCCATCATGTCCTGCTCACCCTTCATGTAGGTGTAAGCCTCAACCAAAGAACCGTACAGCAGTACGGAATCAAAGTTGTCGCCCAACCAAGTCTGTCCGCTGGAAGCTACGGTTATAGACTCGGGGTAGTAGTAATAGTGCAGCTCAGTGTTGTAGTTGGCATCCGGTGTTGGGCCAAGGATAAACGTCAACTCATTGGTGATCGTGCCGCTAACAACTGTGGGGCCAAACAATGCGTAATACTTTGGCGTGCCTGTAGTAGCGGGGTTGGGGTACGCCTCCCGCATAAAGTTCACGTCTTTATTCAGCAAATAAATGTAATCCCCTGTGCCGGATGCTGGGTAAATAGCCAACGAGTAAGGCGAAAGAAAGTCGCCGGGGCAGGAAAGATACTTGTTGCTGGAAGACAAGACCCCCGTCACGTTTTTACGCAATGACGGGAACTGCACCGAGTTGTAGATGCGCTGCTCTGCCTGTGTAATGAACAGGTTTACATCCACCGTTTGAAAGGTGTTCTCCGTGTAATCGGAAATCGCAACTACAAGTGCAGCGTAGTTCATGCCATCGGGCCTCGTGCCATTACGCCTTTGGTAGCCGCGCCAGTTCCACGGATTTTGATGCCGTCAGTTTTGGTGGTGCTTTCCCCGGTATTAATGTTACCCACGCTCATCTTCATAGAAGACAATTTGCTAAGTTCAGAATCCTTACCGGGGTTATCAGACACAGTAACGTTTTTACCCGTCATAGTGTGGGGCTGGGCATAAGTATCAGCATTGCCGACTTCTTTGCCCATCATCTTTTTGCTGTAAGTAGCCATAGTATTACCCCGTTTTCTGGTTGTTGGCGCGGGCCAAATTGCGACCATACTTCATCATATTGTCGGTAGTAACACCGCCTTTAGCCATTTTTTTGCCGTGCATACGGCCTTCGTGACCCTTGACCATTTTTTTGGCCTCGGTATCCGCAATTTGTTTTACCTGTTTTTTATCCATGATTCACTCCTAAGAAACGGATACCGATACTGTACCAACACTTGTCGTTCCTACCAAGTAATTTGGAGTTAGTGATGCATCAATTCCACTAGCTCCACCTACCGGTGCCCAACCCCACTGCACATCCCGTGAACCACCTGTAAGGTTCCCAGCACTATTAACACCTGCCGTTACGTAGGTAGTATCCCTACGTGGGTTGCGTACAGCTTGCGGATCGTCCACTGGATACATACCCAACAACAGTTGAGGCTGATCGGGGTCCCAGCACTCGTCGCATACCAACAAGTTGTATGTTTTGGTCTTAATTACTTCTTGACGTAGTGCGGTAAGTTTAAACTGAAAGCCACACCTATCGCACATGGCGATACTATTTTTACCAGAAGCAAACCTATTACCCATTTAGGTCCCGCTCCCCAAGAACATTTGTCGAGGAACAAACCGGATAGCTGCCTTCTCGCGGTCTTCAGAAGACGCTAAATCCCAAGCCTCGTCGTATTGCGCCTTGAGCACTTCAAGCCGCTGAGTTCCATTTGCAATTTTTAGCGCTAAATAGTACGCCAACCCAGCAACCATGCAGGGTAAAAAGCGGAACGGTACGTCCATAGTGTTTACCCCAGAGCCAGCATCATCAATGCGACGTAGCCGCCAGTAGACAAACTGATAGGTCTGGGAGTTATCTGGTGTAGGCCAAACCGTAATGGCTGGCAGGTTTTGTACGTACACAGTGGCCCCAGAGGTATGGGACGCAGCAGTTGTATTGTTTTGGCCCCGAGTACAGTTATATAGGGTATTCCCTGATATATACCCGTACCCAACGGTTTCCGACTCAATCAGTACAAACCCAGTAGCAGGTAGTCCTACGGCAGAAGTGACTGCAATTGTGGTGTCTGTTGCGTTAATTGTTGCGCTAGTTGTGGTCCCCACGGACGAAGTTTGTCCGTCTAAACGCTGAATCCAAACCTGAATTGGTCGGGCTTGCTGTAATTTGTTAGGGATAGTAGCGTAAGTAGAAACACTAATACGTGTGATTGTTAAGTCAGCTTGCGTGGAAACATTGCCTGCTCCAGTACGTATAACGTGTTCTAGCAGGTCTACTGTATCGGTAGGTAGTGGGTAAGTATTCTGCCCCGGCACTAAATTAATGGTACCTTGGTCAAACGTCCACATATTGACGCCACGGTTTGCCCAATCAGCAAACAGCAAGTTGAGCGACCTGCGAGCCGTACGCAAGTCATAGCCCGTGCGCATCTCACCGCCAGCGCGTTCAAACGCTTCCTCGACAATCTCAGTGAGGTCAAGGTTAAATGCGGCGACTCCAGAGACAGCCATACTACTTCATGCCTTTTAGGGTCTGCGCCAGACGTGCGCGTTGTCCAAGTTTACCCGGAGCCGCCGCTGCTTTTGCAAGTTTTTTAGCAGGGATCTTTTGTCCTTGCGGGACGCCTAGCTGCTTATGCAACGCGCCGGGCTTTTTGATAGCACCTTGAATCCAATTTTTAGTAGCCATTATCGAAACCCCGCTGTTTTCTTTGCTATGCCCTTGGGTTGGGCGACAAACTGTTTACCTGCTGCCTTACCCGCACGCTTCGCACGGGTTGTAGCTGCATACTCCGCTGGAGACAAAGACTTAATAGCCGCCTCGGGCAGATATCGCTCCCCCGTCTTGCTAGATGGTTTGCCAGATTTGGTGCGCCATTTTTGGTCACCCCAATCCTTGAGCGATTGCTGCGGCGCTTTCAATCTCTGTACCCTCCACCAGCAGCTTTGTACTTTTTGGCTACAAGCTGCGCTTTACGTGCTGACCATTGACCTGCGCCGGTTCCTTGGGTAGCTGCGGCTTTTACCTGCGACACAATTTTCTTGCGAAGACTGGGTTTGGTGTAATTGCCAGCGGCGTTAACGTGCCCACCTTCAGCATACTGCATGAAGTCGGTGTCATCCCGACGGGCGGTTTTTCTACCCTTTGGCATTTTGGATGGATTAATATCACCCATACCCCGGCTGGCCATCATACAAACATTCCACGGGTTTTACCCCGTTCAGCACAGCCATCAGCGCGGCTAGATGCCGTTCCACCTTTAGCCATTTTTTTAGGTGCCGAAGCTGTTGGCTTTGGACTTGGGGCTGTTTTATCAACTTTGTCAAAAGCAGTTGTCTCTTTAGCGCGTTGTTTAGCTTCAGCAACATCCGCTGGGGATACGTTAGACATATCCTGACCGGGTGGGAAAATAGGTTTATCAGCCATGATGACTCCTTAATAAATTCTGCCACGGGTTTTACCGCGACTTGCGATACCGTCACCACGGCTAGATGCCGAGGACTTAACTGATCCACCTGATGCAAAGGCTTTAGTTTTGCCGCCACGTTTCATACCCAAAGAAAAATTATCTTCTCCGAGGTTTTTACGTACAGCGTTAGCAGCGCCTTCATAACCGGGGGCGCTAGGGTCTAAGCCATAACGCTTGGCATTCTCAGCTGCCATACCTTCTTCACGTGCAGCGGCACGGGCAGCGCGGTCACGAGCTACCAAATCAGCCTTAGATGGGCCAGTAAGCTGACGGGTTGGGTTATTGGCAATTTGTTTGGTGCCCGAATACGGTAGAGCTTCCTGCGTAATAGTCCGCAGTCCTTGGCCTGTGCCACGGTTAGCCGCGTTTTTAGCCATTGCAGCCACAGCTTTAATGTTGGGGCCACCACCATATGCGCCTGTAACAGCATCAATAGCTGATTGCTGATCCTCTTGGGATGGACGGATGTTGTATTTAGCATTACTCAGTTCTTCAGCCGACGGGCCACCTTGACCGCCACGACCAGAGCCACCCATGCGTGAAGCTGCGATTTCATCAGCCGATGGGCCACCTTGACCACCACGCCCGCTACCAACTGGGGGCATAGCTGCTGTAGTAGGAACGTTAGGACCGCCTTGATTACCGCGACCAGCACCGGGTCCGGGGCCAGATGGACGACGACCGGGACCACCAGAAGGTACGGGAGCAGGTACTACGCCGCTACGCTGTTGACCGGGGCGAGTAGGCATCATCATACCGCTACGTTGCTGACCGGGGCGAATAGGTAATTTCTGGGTATCTTCCGCTGATTCATCACCAGCGCTCGAAGCATCTTGCTTCATGCTGGCAATGTCTGCTTTGCTGGAAGTGTCTTCAGCTTCTTTTTTCTTGCGGTTAGCCAACATGTAGCCCAGCCCAGCAAGGGCTGCGATACCGGCTATGTCTTGTCCTGATGCCATGTCTTTGCTCCTTAGCAGGCCTTGCCGCCTTTTGACATTTTGATCTGCATAGCTTTGGTCTTGCCTTTTGTAGCGACGCCATCAGCCGCGCGCGTATATCCGCCAGCAGCCATCTTCTTCATGCCGCCTTTTTTCATACCCATCATTTGCTTTTTGTCCAATGCCATGTCAGCTTTGGAGCCTTCTTTCATGCCCTTTTTCTCAACATCCTTGCCGGATTTTTCAAATTTAGCAAATGGGTTCACGCCTTTTGTAGCCATAGTATCACCACCTTGTTTAAAAGTTTTGCCTTTATCGGCTTTGCTGAAATCTTGCCCCACGGACTGTGGAACTCCTACTTTCTTAGCAAACGACGGCGAGTGCGCTATCGCTTCCATGAAGTTGTGTTGTTTCT